TTCGGGGCTTGTAATCCGTTCTAGGAACCACTCTAGATCCTCAGGGTGGATTACTGTCTCGCCTGAAACATTAAAGTTACATTCAAGCTCTTGAGCAATCTGCCGCTTGGACATGTTTCGGGTTTCTTTTTCAAACCATTTCTTATCTCTGTCGGGGTGGGCATCCCACATCAGCGTGGTCATGTGGAAGTCGTTTGTTCCACTCTCTGCTTCTACGCAGTTCTGATGGAACCAGTTACCCACGCCATTAGGTGTGGAGAGTGCGATGCACCGACCACCAGTTGATAGGGTGGGATACAAAGCGGTCCAGAGTTCATCTAGACGCTCAACGTGAGCAGCCTCATCAATAATAAGGAGCGAGAGGGCTTCGGAACGACCAGCGTCCCCAGAAGTTGAAGAACCCTTAATCTGAGAACCGTTACTTAGTTCAAACGATGTTCTGTTATCTACTGTGATGTCCGCGATTTGCATCCACGGTGGGAGGTTCTTGATGATCGCTTTTACTTTTTTAACGAGGTTGGTGGCTGTCTGTAGCTTGGTTGCAACGACGAGGATGTTCTTATCCTTGTGAAACAGCATTAGCCATGCTACGTAAGCTGCACTAATAGTGGAGATGCCCAGCTGACGGGCTTTGAGAATAATATTGAAGCGATAGTCTCGGAAGTCTTTTAAGAGTTCTTGCTGATAGCCATATGCTTTAAAGGGAATGAGCCCCTTTTGCGGATGGGAAATGCGGCAATAATTAACTGTAAAATATACCGGGTCTTTACCGGCTTTGACTACTTCCTTTAATATCTCTTTCTTGGTAAGAGCGGCCATTATTAGATCTTCACATTAGAAGGCTTTTTGGCTTTGTCTCTCCCCATTGAAAGAAAATCACGAATGGAGGAATCAAGTCGTTCCTCATCAGTTCCACCATTAACTTCAACTACATCTGTCAGACCACCGATGCGGTAGTCACAATGCGCCTGAACGTCAGTGCGGTAGTTAGACATACGCTGAACTAGGATGGAGGAGTCTCCCTCTTTCGTCAGTGTAAGTGTGTTGCCCGTGATAGCTTTGTATTCTTTCTTCAGGAACTTTACGATTTCCTGAATCTGGTTTTCGATGTCACCTTCAAAACCTTTGTCTTGGACTTCTTTGATTCTTATTTCGGACTGATATGTAACCCGGAGGATGGGTCCATGGAACTTAACGCCAAAACCATCAATAACTCGTCGGTCATTAATAAAGTGTCCGTTTGCTCGCTTAAGACCAGCGTCGCGGGCTTTGCCATCGGCAGCTAAGTCTGCGGAGTGGGCGCCATCCCATGCGCCGTTAGCGGCTGCTTGGTTAATTCCCTGGATGATTTCGTATACTGTTGCCATGTTATTCTTCCTCGTTAGGTCGCCAGCCTGTTGCCCATCTTTCTTCTCTGTGCTGGATGTATTGTATATAGCACCCGAAGCATGCTTCGAATTTATTCATATACAAATCATCCCGGGGGTGAAAAGAATATCTCGAACAAACAGGACAAGTCCTATTATGATCTCTAGTAAGTAGTTTTTTGTTTATTAAAAATCCGTCTTGTTCTACTTTGTCTTGGGATTCGGCCAGTTTAGCGAACTTACGCTGCTCTTCTTGTGATTGAGCAATGTAGCTCTTTTCTTTCTCATCATCCCAAAATCTCTTCGGATTGTTGATTGCTTCGGTGCCATACTTTTGAGAAATTGCCTTCTCTAGTTTGGCTATGTATTCTTGGTTGTCATTCATCCCAACATATATCCACTAAAAAAATTAAATCTTGTAGTTGCCGGGGTGGAGCCTACCTCAATCCTTGCAGTTCCCGACTTAACAAAAGCTTGAAAGTCTATTTGATCACTGGCAGCCAAGGAGAGAATCACAGAGCCACCTACTGTCCAGTAGTCCACAGTCTGGTTATCTACTTCATAAATCCCTACACGATAATTCTTTGACTGAGTTATGTTGCGGAACTGTCCCCATGGATATTGTGTTGATGAACTATCAATACTATCGATTCGCAGGTTCGCTGTGAATATGTATGTCCCAGTTCGCGGGGCCGTGAATGTATAGCTTGCAAAATCAGCATTGTTATCAAAATCAGCAGTATCAAACTGTACCGTAGTCCAGGTATCTGCACTCAGAGTTTGGTCCGTGCCGAGATAGTATAAGAAGCCAGGCTGCGAGGGGGCGCGGAAAATCCCTTTTACAACCAGTGAATCGATCTTTTTCAGGTATGCCTGAAGAAATGCTACTAGGCTGTTTCTAGTTTGTAACTCTGGGAAGCTCACTGTTTGACTATCTCCGTTGATAATGCAAAGATTCCCAACGACGTAAGGGTGCCAATTCCAAAACCTAGTGCAACCATAAAAGGCTCACTTCCAGGCTTGGTCTTGGTTACCAGATCATATAGCCTCTCATTCTCTGTCGTCTTTAGAATCATCATAGCCTCGTACTTGTCGGTCCATGAGGCAATCTCAATATCTTTATAAGACAGAAGCAGCTCATAGTTGTCTTTCTGGATCTGGAGTTCGTATTCTAGGCGCAGATCACATTCAACGTCCTCGTACTTCTTCTCTGTAAGGATCTTGGCGGCTGCGTCCAATGAAAGGAGTACTCCCTCAAACGGCACAGTGTCTCCTGCTTCAACTGGCAGGACCACATAATCTGGAAATGTCTCTACCTCTTCGGCCATCGCCACAGCAGGTGCTGCAACCCAAAGAGCAAGATAGACTGCTAATAATTTTTTAACCATTTTTTATCCCAAACGCTTCAGCTAGTTCTCTAGCAAGCTTTTCAGGATTATTATAGCTTTCATCTACGATTCTTTTAAGTTCTGCTTCTTTTTCTTTGTCAAGCGATTCGCCGCGTTTCTTAAATTCTTCTTCGATTTCGGTTCGTCGTCTGAGGTGTTCTTGTAACCGTGCATTCTTTTCCGCTATTTCGGTGTTGTGAATGTGGGCAAGAGTTTCCATCTCTTGGTCGTGCTGGTCTCGCTTGGCGTCCAGCAGATCCACCACCGCTGCTAGCACTCCAGCATTCTTGGTCAGCATGGCTACTAAGCCTGCAATAATAAAAAGCAGCCCTAGCGCAATTGCCCACCAAAACTTCTTAGCCCATAGCCAAACCTTTTTGGATAAAGTTCGTAGGCGCAATAAAGTTATCATTCCAGCCCCTTCAGGCGTGCCACTGTATCCACTACAGTCTGACCGCCAATATATACACAGGTGATTATGACCCAATCGCTGGATGCCAAATCGGCGAACATCAACAGGCACGTAGCTGTTCCCCAGGCCATTAGTTTTCGGGAAATAAGCTTATTCAACCCTTTATCAATAATATGTTTCATCACTACCTTCCTCTCTCACTAATTAGCCCCAGGAGCAATGTATGTCGAAACAAGTTAGACTTAAGTTTAAAAAATTACTAAAAAAGGCCGAGTTTGTACATGCAGATTTAGAATACCACGAAGAATTGCTCCCGGAGGCAAAGCAAGAATTTATGGCGCATGTGAATGAAATTTTCCAGGCGCTACCTCTTGACGAGAAAAAGAAAATCAATGAACAACGTGAAAAGAGCCTGAGGGAGGAAACGGAAAGGCTTGAACGAGAAGCCGAGGAATCTCAGGAGGGGGATAAAGAAGAAGCAGAAGAGGAAGAAATTTCCCACACGCCAGATAAAGGCGATGAGTTGGACGACCTTCCAGAAATAGAAAACCCCGATGTTAGTCCGGTCAAGGGTTCCGAGTTAAAAAAGCTCTATTACAAAGTGGCCGACAAAACTCATCCTGACAAGGTGATAGCCAGAGGCGCCTCGGAGACTGAAGCCAAGCGTCTAGAGAAAATGTTCATGTCGGCTCAGGCAGCCTATAAAAATGCTAACTGGTATCTCTTATACTCGCTGGCGATGGATCTGGATATTGAGGTCGCGGATCCCACCAAAGAAACTCTTCGGTGGTTAGAAGAAGACATCAAAGGAACAATGAGTAAAATCTCTAACGTGGCGGGGCTAATCATATGGGCATGGTATGTTGGAAGCGATACCGTGAAGGATCAAGCTCTCAAAAGCTATTTCCTACAGGCTTATGATTACAAGCTTGAAAGCACCTCTATTGACTAACCGAAGCGAAGCCTTTAACCTTATCAATAGTAATTTCCATATCCACAATATCTTTGAGGGAGTCTAGGTGAGAAATAAGAATAACTGTCTTAAAGTACATCTTGATTAGCTGAAGCATACGAATAAAGCCTTCCATATTCTCCGCGTCCAGGGCAGTTCCGGGTTCGTCTAGAATAAAGATGTTACCCTTAGGTAGCGAAGATATGGACAACAGTGCAAGGCGAATGCCCATAGAGGCTATCGTCTTTTCTGCACCAGAGCCCATCTCAATGGGGCGAGCTTCGTGCTTGGGGTGCTTAAGCAAGACATTCAGTTTCCTGCCGTCTTCTTGGAAAAATACTTCAAACTCTACAAGATTTGATAAGACCTTAGCAATCTCCGCATTAATGACGGGGAGTCTCTTTTTGATAATGTCGTAAGCAATACCGTTTGAATGCATGCATCGCATAAACAAATCATAAGCCGCATACTCAGCACGAATGTCTAGAACTTCCTGCTCTTTCTCCTTGAGGTCTGTGAGCTTTTGCTCAAGAGAGCCGAGAAGACGATTAGAGCGATTAAGGGTTTCGTCACCTTTTTCAATAGCCTTCTTGGTCTTACCAATGGTTGCACTGACCTGATCACGGGAGTTTAAGAGCTTTTCAATATTCTGAATGAGTTCTTTCTTCTCTTCGTAGAGGTCTATCTTTTCTTGGGTTGCGGCTAGGTCAGTCTTAAGATTCTTAATCTTTCCGTAGAGAACCTCAATAGAAACCTTGTTGTCCCTCTTTTCAAGTTCCACATTATTCTTTTTAACTATGGTCTCGTTGTATCGGTTGATTAGTTCAATCATTTCAACTGTATCAACAGAAGCAATCTTGGTTTTATATGTCTTGGCGTCCTCAATCTCGGTGATGATGTCCATCTCTAACGAGGGCAACTCAACGGTGGCCAAGTGGGCATCACTAATAAAACGACAGGTAGGATAGTTATCTCCGCACGGAACCTCGTCTAAGAGTCGGAGCTTCTTACTCATTGACTTATATTCGGTGTCCATGACTCGGGCACGATTTACTGTGTCATCATACTTCTGCTTAAACTCGTCATACTCTTTCTTTTGTGAAAGAAGATCTTCAATATCCATTCCCATCAAAAATTCATCATACTCTGTGAGCTGGGCTTCAAACTCTGCATTCTCATCCTTCAGTTCGCTGATGTTGGTATAGGAGTTTTGTATTTTCTTTTCTAGTGTATTACGGCTTTCAACCATCTTTTTGATATCTAGGCGCTCTGCGGGTATAGAATCAATCTTTGCTGTAAGGGTGGCATACTCTTCTTCTGATGTCTGTAGCTTTTGTCGGAGGACGTCGGT